CTGGTAGCGGTTCTACATTAATAGCGGCAATAAATACTAATAGAAAATATTATGGATTTGAAATAAAAAAGGAATTTTATAATTCTGCAAAAGAATGGCTCGAAAATAAAATTAATGACATAAATGATATTAAAAAATATGGGTTTAAAAAAACAACATTGGAAAAAACGGGGGGTATTTTATTTTGAATTTCACACGATATAAGAAAGGGTTGAATATTAAATGAAGAAAAAATTATATAAAGAATTTATGGTTACCACAATATCTTTGCAGATAAAAATAGATTATGATTTTAAAAAGGAAATAGCTTATTCTTTATTATATTCAATAGGGCGAGGTATAAAAATAAAAGAATTAGGAATAGAAATAATAGCATTAGGGGATAAGAATATAATAGAAATTAAGACTGAAATGTTTAGATTGATGATTGAGTGTATAAAATTAAAGAAAATGCAATTAAAAGATATTAAAAGATGTGGCTTTATAGATTTACATAAAGATAGTATAGCGAGAAGAAAATTTGCAGGATGGTATTTTATAGTTAAGAGGAAATAAATAAAAGCAAGGTTGAATATTAAATGAAGAGGAGGTGAAATAAGATTAAATAGGTTAGTTAAATTAAATTTTAAAGGAGAATATTATGCAAGGTGTAAAAAATTATGAAGTAACATTAAAAAGTATGACTCCGATTGTATGGGATAGGGTAACAAGAGATGTGCAAACAGATACAAAAGAAGTTAAAAAAAATGATGTAGATTTATTTTGGGAAAATAACTGGTGGAGAAAAAGTGGTTGTCAATTAGATGGTGGTAAGGAATATGAAAAAAATTTGAAACAAGAAGTTAATATTTTTTCTGATTGGATTTTAGGAATGTTGACAGCAAGTGCTAAAAAAAGTAGAATAATACCACACAATGCTTCCAGTAAAAAAGCTACTTATACGAGTTATATCCCAAATTTATTATGTGAAAGCAAAGAACCTGTTTGTAATGTTGGTGATTTGAAAAGATATGAACGATATGATGTTAATGATAGAGGACAAAAAATATGGAATATATTTCCAACAATTGATAGCTGGGAAACTAAAATCAAAATTATTGACACGATAGGCGATATGCTAATAGATGAATTGAAAATATTGTTGAATTATGGTGGTGCTTATATCGGTATCGGAGCGAAACGAAGGTTTAATTTTGGTCGGTTTGAAGTTAATAATATTAAAGAGATAAAATAAATTGCTTTTTGTTGAATTGTATTAAATTATATTAAATTAAGTTTAATTGGATTGTGTTAAGTTAAAAGCCAGTCTTTTGGCTGGCTGGAATTATATATTATTTGTCTTAAGTTATTTTAGATTTCGTTTATTTACTTTGACTTATTTTGAATTAATTTTTGGAATTATATGTATTCGATTCATTTAAGTTTGATTAGTTTTTTTTGGATTATATTATATTAAATTAATTTGATTCTTTAAAAATTTAAAACAGGAGGTATTAGTGATGACTGAGGAAATCATTAAGACACAGAGCAGAGTAGAGCATGACATTTGGCGATTAGCGAAAGAATTTTATGGCGTTCCATTTGGCAGTCTTACTAAAGAACAGCAGAATGAAGTTATGCGGATGAAATTAGGACAGAGTTTATTAAAGGAAATTGGCATAGCAAAAAGAGCATTTGAGCATTCTCATATTCGTATAGCTAAATTGTTGAAAGAAAACAAAGGTGAATTACAAAAACGGATTAAGACAGCATTGCCAGAATATCAAGTTAAATAATACTTTGACTTGACTTGACTTGACTTGACTTGGTTTTTATTTTTTTTGTTTAAATTACTTTTTATTGAATTAAATTACTTTCTGGAATAATATATATTTTGCATTCAGTTTGTTTCATTTTCTTTTTATTACGTTGGATTAAATTAATTTTGTTTTGGTTAGTTTTGGTTACGTTAATTTAAATTAATTTTTTACTTACCTTAAAAAAAATAAAATAAAAGTGTCATATTTCCCATTTTGGTAGCTAATAGGTAGAGGGTTATGTTTTTTTAGCATAATCAAATCGAGCTCGGTTATCCCTCTATGTGGAATTATGAAAAATAGTAATATAGAACTTAATGAAAAACAAAACGCATTTTGTAATGAGTATGTAAAGGACTTCAATAGTGCTCAATCCTGTATAAGAGCAGGATATTCAGAAAAAACTGCAAGAATAATTGGTTGTAATTTATTAACAAAAGTTAACATTCAGAACAGAATAGTAGAATTATTAAAAAAAATAAGCATGGAGAATCAGATACATGAAGTTCAAATTATAGCTGAATTAAAAAGAATAGCATTTTCTGATATAGCAAATTATGTTGATGAAGAGGGGCATATTAATTCTTTTAGAGAGATTGATACTACTGTAATATCTCAATTAAATACAATGGAAATGGAAAATGAGAAAAAGGGATATACAAGGATAAGTAAAAAAATAAAATTACATGATAAAATTAAAGCATTGGAGCTATTAGGAAAATATAAATGTTTGTGGACGGATATACATAAAATTGAACCTGTTGAAAGTAGTCCATTGGCAGAAAGTATTAAAGCATTAAGGGAGCAATATAAAAATGGTGAAATTGATATTAATGGTATTGATAATGTTAAGCCCAAAACAGATTGATTTTTTATTAAATTCTACTCGTGATATTAATATTTGTAGTGGCAGTATAAGAAGTGGAAAGACTTATGTTAATAATATTAGATTTATTGAAGACCTTGAGAATGATTGCTTGCCTAAGATTGATTGTTTAATTTCCGGCAGAAAAGTTACAGGTGCTTATAGGAATGTTGTTAATCCATTAATGCAATTAGCAGAAGAAAATGGTATTGGGAATAGATTTATTCATCGATATAATCCTGAACGTCTTATATACTTACCTAAGAATATTACTTGTTATGTTGAGGGTGCCAATGATGTTGGTAGTGAAGAACGGATACGGGGTATGACAATTCAAAGGTGGATAGCTGACGAAGTTACTACATATCCTAAGAACTTTGTTATGCAGGCAATAGGGCGATGTAGTGCGGGTAAAAGGTATAAGTATTTAACCTGTAATCCTGATAGTCCACAGCATTATATTAAAAAGGAATTTATTGATAGGATTGAGTCCGGTGAGATTGACGGTAAGACATGGTATTTCAATTTAGAAAAAGACAATCCCGTCTTGGATAAGGTATATATTGAGAATATTAAAAGGTTATATACCGGCGTATTTTATGAGAGGTATATCATGGGCAGATGGACTTTGGCTGAAGGAATTATATACGACCGATTTAATCGGAGTTCACATTGCAAATCTATTGATTGGTATAACCAGCGTAAAGACAGGATAGTTGAGTATTGTTTGGGTATTGATTGGGGTTATGAAAATGCTATGGCAATTGAGTTATACGCATTCGACGGGGATGGGATAGGGTATTGTATTGGCGAATTATATGTTAATCATGTAGTAGTAGACGAAAAAGAATTAAAGCCGCTATTGAGGGATAAGGGCTGGCTTGATATGAAGATTGATTATGCGGTAGCCGATAAGTCACGTCCTGACCTTATTGCCGCATTTGAGGATATGACAGGTATTGCTACAATAACAATTAAAGAAAGCGATCCGTCTACGTTGATTATGGAAGTGCAGAAACGATATATAGACAGAGGTAACGGTGAGTTTGGGTTATATTACATTGAGAGTAAGTGTCCAAAGATGATTGAGGAGAAAGAGAATTATCGGTGGAAAGAGAATGTCAAGAAAGATGAACCAATTAAAAAAGACGACCATGCACAAAACGCCGAGCAGTATCTTATTTATTCACGCAGGAATCAAGTGGATTTTAGTAATATGAAAATGGAAGCAAGTGACCGGAGTGTATTGATATGACATTTAAAGGTGTATATGAAAGAATACATAGCAGGCTAAAACAATTCTTTGTTCGTGAGCCTGTAGCTAAAATGAATCAACCTGTTGTCAGTGCGACAAGAGACCCTGCACAGAAACAGATATTAACTCGGAGTATGGAAATTAATGCCGGGCTTGAAAGTGAACTTAGGAACCCTGACGCATTATTAAATAAAAAGAATTTTGATATTACTATTTATGACACACTTATGTTGGATGATAGAATTCATTTTGCTATTAATCTCAAAAAGACATTGATATTGAGTGTGCCTAATAAAATTATAGCTGCAAGTGATGAAGAGCGTGATATTGAGATAGCCGATAAGTGCCAAGAGAATTTTGATAATTTAAAGAATCCAGATTGGGAGGGTTCTCTTGATAACTTGTTGGATTCGTTAATATACGGGTATAAGGTCGGTGAAATTATATGGGGGTTGATTGACGGGTTGTATATGTGGGAACGGGTAGTATTCGAGCATCCTATTTTATTTGACTTCAAGCAGAAAGAAGACAAGACTTTGGACTATGTTAGATACGGGCATCAATTTGGTGGGCAGGTGGATATATCAAAAGAAGAATTTGAGACCAAATTTTTGTATATGGTGTATCCGTATTTGAAGGATGGGAACTGGTATGGGGACAGTGAACTTAGGGAAATTTATTTTGATTGGTGGAGTAAGTATAATATTAAACGATTCAGGAATGTATATTTACAGAACTATGGTATGCCTATTCCGGAAGTGAATTATGTTAAATCTGAAATGAGTGTAGCAGAGCTTGAAGACTTAAGGGATATGTTTAAGACATTTCAGGATAAACAGTATATAATGATTCCGGGTTCACGAGATAAGGAGACAAAAGAAATACTTTCAAAATTCAAAATCAACTGGGTGGAGTTAAATACAAAAAGCGGAACTGACCAGTATAATACTACGCTTGATAGATTAGATAAAGGTATTACACGCAAGATTCTTTTGCCTGACAGATTAGGATTTACAGAAGAGAAAGGCGGGTCATTTGCACAAAGCAAGAAAATATTTGACGTATTGATAATGAGTATAAGAAAAACACATCGTAGTATAGAAAGTGTGGTTAATCCACATATTAAATATTTTGTTGATTTGAATTTTGCGAATGTTGAACAGTATCCAACATGGGAGTTTGAGGAGATAGACGAAGGTGTGGCAGAAGAAATGTTGAAGACATTGATAGATAAAGGGGTTATAGATAAAAAAGAGAAATGGATTAGAGCTTATGTTGGTGTACCGGAGATAACAGAACGGGAGCAAGAAGAGATAGACAAGCGAAAAGAAGAGGATAGAAAAAACATGCCTTTTCAACCACAGCAACCAGTGGCCCCGGGGCAGCCACAGGGATTTCCACCTCAACCTGAAAAGAAAATGAAAGCAGGTATGGTGAATTTTAAAAAGATTGAACAACAGTATGATACATACGAGGCGGACTTTATCCGTGAGTATAATGAAATAATGATGGAGCAAGGTAGTCGATTAGTCAATCAAATTGAAAGAAAAAAGATTATTGAGAATAAGGATTATACGGCGATTAAGAAATTAAAGATAATTAAATCGGGTTTGAAGAAACTTCTTAGCCTTTATTATGCTAAATTATATTTAACTGGCAAGGTTGATGCTATTGAAGAGGTGAGTGGTAGAATGGATGTAAGTGAATTAAGCTATGTGAAGTTTCAAGGTATAGAAGATGAATGGCTTGATAGAAGTTGGATAGATAATTATTTGAAAAAATATGGAGCGTTGGGTGTGTTGACGAAAGAAGACAAGGTATATTTAACTGATTTAAGGGATAGGGCTTTTTTTATTACAGGTGAGACTGAGGACAGGGTGCTAAAGGGGGTTTATCATACATTGGATATAGGGATAAGAAGTGGTACTCCACTAAAAACTACAATAAGCAAGGTTGAGGATTTCTTAAAGACTGATAGGAAAAGGTACTCCACTACAATTGCAAGGACAAACGCAAGCGATGCGTATAACACGGGTAGAATGAATACTTTTACAGACCCGAAGATTAGTCCGTTTATTGAGGCATTCCAGTATAATGCGATACTTGATTCACAGACTACACCGTTTTGTGCATCACATGATGGACAAATTATAAGAGCAAGTGATTCGGAGTTTAGTTCTATAAATCCACCGAACCATTATAATTGTCGTAGTTTGTTAACGACTATTATGGTAGGTGAAGATGTTGAGGGTGATACATGGGGAACAGGGATTTCGGGTGAAAGTACATCAAGTAAACCGGCAAAGGAATTTGGGGGTTAAATGGTAGCGATAATAAAAGATATGAAAAGCAAGAGACAGAAAATAAGGGAAGGTGTAGCTAAAAGATTTGAGGCGTTATCGAGACCGAAACAGATTTATATGGGAAAAAAAATTATAAAGGAGAAATCAAATGGCAAAGATTGAAGAATATTTTTTTAAAGTTACAATGAGTGATGACAAGAAAGAAGTAAAGTTTGAAGTTAAAGGATTGAGTCCGGTAGAAGTTATCAGTTTATGTGCGGGCACAATTAACACGGCATTACAGCAAATGGCAAAACAGAATAATAATAAAATTATTAAACCAACATTGAAAGACGCCATGTGCGTAAATCAGAATTGAGGAGGTTAATATGCCAACAGTAAATAAAGGTGAAAATAAAAATGATTATATGGCAAGATGTGTGCCTATTGTGATTAAGGAAGGCAATACATCCGAACAGGCAGTAGGGAAATGTAACGGCATGTGGGAACAGGCACAGAAGTTACAAATAGACCAAGTAGAGATTAAAGGTGTTGAAATTGCTTATCCCGGAAAGTTTAGTGCGAAAACAGGGAAAGTAATATTGACAAAAAAAGATTTAGATGAAATGGTAAAACATTTTGAGGCTGGTTTATATCCACCGTATTTAAATATAGACCATGATGATAAATTAACTAATAAAGTAAAAGAAAAACATAATGTTTTGAGATTAGGAACAATTTCAAAACTTTACAAAACAGGTGAAAGGCTTATAGCCGATTTTAAAGAAGTACCCAAACAGATTGCGGAGTTTATTAACAAAGGTTTAATGAGCCTTCGGTCAATTGAATTTTCATTGAAACATCCGGGAGCTAATGGCGAATTTTATCGGAACGTTTTGAAAGGGGTCAGTTTTTTTGGAACTGGCGTACCGGCAATTCCAAGTCTGGCGGATATACCTGTTTTATATAAATCAAACGAGCAACAAGATGTGGTTATGTATTTAGAAAAACAAAGTAAGGAGGTAGTTAAAATGGCTACTATTGACATTGAAAAATCTGAATATGAAGAGCTTTTAAAAAGCAAAGTTCAGGTTGAAAAATTGGAAATGGATTCTATTTCTAAGGATGAAGCCAATGAATTATTGAAGACCGAGCTTGGAACTGTCAAAGAGGAGAATACTGAATTGCAAAAAGGCAAAGATGAAGTTGAAAAAATGAAAGCAGATATAGACAAAGGCAAAGAAGTTGACTTGAAATTGAAAGCGGAAGAATATGTTGACAAGTTAATTGAAGACAAAAAACTTTTGCCAAAATTTAAAGATGCTAAAGTCAAAGAATATATCAGGCTTGAAACTGAAAAAGATGAAGATGGCATGAAGCTTTTCAAAGAAGAATTAGAATCCAGAAATGAAGTTGTTAATTTGACACAGATAACAACTGACAAAAGTAAATTAAATCAGGATGGAAGTATCAATTTCAAAGCTCCTTCCCATGACACAATGGAGGAAGTTGAAGCTAATACTGAAAAGGATGACAAGGATGCCGATGAGGCGGTTAAAACTCAAATGAAATTGAAAGGATATTTCGGCGAAGATGGTTATATAAAGGCGGCTGTTGAGCTTGGGATTCTTGATAAATCTGAAGGAGGTGCGGAATGAGTATTAAAAGAGAACGAACAAAACAAAACTATGTGCAAGATGACTCATGCCTGGCTGCCGAAGACTTGACGGCTTTAAATCTGTGTATGGTTAGAGCAACAGGTGCAGCAGCTAATTCGAATATGACTGTATCCGCACCGACAGGACAGGGTGCATTAGTGTATGCTGTTCTTTTGAATGCTCCTGACGAAGGTGAAATTGCACAGTTAGGTGAAAGTGGAATACAGGAAGTAAGAGCCAACGAGGCTTTTAATTCAGGTGTCGAGCTTACAGTATCAGGAACGAACGGCCGTGTTGAAGCGGCTGCAAGCGATGACTTTGTATGCGGCACTGCCCGTGAGGCAAGCGGCGGGTCAGGTCATTGTATAAGCATGACAGTTAAACATTATTACAAACCATAAAAGGAGGTAAAAAAAAATGGCGATGATATATGATGAAACAATTCAAGACAATTTTTCTTTCGTAAGAAATTTTGTAACTTCGTATAAACTTGAAAATCCTGTAGCTGATTTTATAGCCCCTCCTTTTCGTGTGAAATTGGAGGCTGGAAAATATCTTGAATATACAAAAACAGTACTTCGTATATTTGATGATAAAATTTCAGGTGAAGAAGAAGCAAAGGAAATTCAGTGGGACGTTGATGAAGCAACTTATGCATGTGAAGAGTACGGCATGGGTAAGTTTGTTAGCGATAAAAAGAAAGCACAGGCGATTGCTCCTATAAGACTTGATGTTGATGCAGGGAAAATGTTAAAACAGTTTCATGCATTAGCGAGAGAATATAGGATTAATGCAATAGCGGGCAACGCTGCTATTGTTACACAGACAGCTCCAATAGCGAGCGCATGGAATGCAGCAGCAGGATTGCCAATAACTAATTTGTTAACCGCTATTGAAACAATTGCAACAGCAACAGGTAAAATGGCTAATAGTGTTGTTATTCCGTTACGGGTAGCGATTAAGATGATTCAATGCACCCAGTGGACAGACCAGTTCAAATATACTGAAGCTGGTTTTAAGAATGGACTTTGGCGAGCTATTGACGGATTGAAACAGCTCGGTTTGACTGCGTTGGTTACAAATGTTCAAGGTTTAAGCGAATATAAATGTACAGCTTCAGATCCAAAAGCAGAAACTTTGTGGGATGACAATGTGCTTGTTTTTTATCGAGAGCCTGTCCCGACAACCGAAACCAGAACGTTTATGTTTAGTCCGTATGTAAAAAAAGATTTTACATATTCAACCAGAGTACCAAGACGCCGAGGTGTATACCATGATATTTATAGTGATATAGATGAATTATTGGTAGACGCTCAATGTGCATATTTACTGACGAATTGTCTCTAAAAAATATAGCGGGGTGAAACTCCCCGCATTTTTTTAAGGAGTAGTTATGGCATTTAGTACATCAGCACAATTAAGGACAAATGTACCGAGAATTACTGTTGTGGTTATGCCTGACGTTGATGTTGACGAACGTATAGCGGACGCAGATAAAATTGTCAGGGTTGATTTAGGAAATATAATTGATTTTACATTGGTTATCGATACTCCTGCGGGATGTTCAAATTATATAAATAAATTAAGTCAGTATAAAACTGCCGAACGGTCTTTAGTTGCTAAACAAAGTGCAAAACGAATGATGGAAGAGATTACTGATTGGCAATATTGGCAGGATGAATATAAAATATTACTTGAAAGTATATTAGCAGGTGAGGTTGATTTGGGTGCGGTAGCGTTAGGAGGAACGGTTTTTACTAATTCACATCGCGAAGGTATTGAGCCTGCGTTAGGTCAGGGTGAAGAGGGGGAGTATTTGGATGACGACGATATAGAAAGTTCAAGAAGTGAATACGGAAAACAATATGATGATTAGAGTATGTAAAGATTGCGGATTTGAAAAATTACAGGCCGGATGTGCTAATTGTAATCAATATTGTCCTATTTGTGGCGGTAGAATTGAGAAAAGAGATTATGTCCAGCACATGCAGATGAAGGAGATAAAAAAAAATGCCGACGAAAGTAGTCAATCTGGATAGGAAGGGAATTAACACGATAATTAAAGGCTTGAAAAAACCGATTGATAATGCTCGAACTTTTTTCCAGATATTAGGATTAAAGATTGATTCAGTTACACAATTAACATTTAGAGCCGAGGGTGCAAGGGCAGGACATAGGGCTTGGACACCTTTTAGCAGAGATACATTATTCACACGGGCGGGTACATGGAAAATAAGATACGGTACTGATTTGAGAGGTCGGCCAAAAGGATCTTATATTCCAGGGAAGTTAAGGAAAGGTGTAAGGCGATATTCTTCAAGTAGTAAATTATTATTGGCAAGCGGTGGCTTCAGGCGGTCATTTGGAATTATACGGATTACTAATGATTATGTTATGTACGGTATTAAGGGATTACAAATGAGGAAATTAAAAATAGGCAGTAAACCGGAACGGCAAGTATTGTTTGTAACCGAACAGGATAAGATTAGATGGGGTGGTGATTTTAAAAATTATTATAGAAAAGGATTAAAATTTTGAAAGATTTAATTAATAACATAGTAACAGCATTTCAAACCGCACAGACAGGTGGTACATTAAGCACTAACAAGGTTTTCAAAGGTTTGCATGATGTGCCGCAGTTAGCGGCTAATACTGAATTCCCTTACGCTATGGTTGATGACGGTGGTGAACGCACAGAACTTAATGATAGTATGGAATCGCAGACAAGGTTTTATTCCGTTATTATTGAAATAGGGACTTATAGTTTGGAAAATGTAACGGAAGCACTTGACCAGATATTAGATATTACAACCGAACTCCAGACTACATTAGAATTGGAAGCTAATAGATTTAAGGATGGGTTGATTTGGGGATTGACAATTACACCTTTTGGATGGGATGAAAGTGATAGTTTTTTTAGAGGTAGACAAATTATAATTGAATATAATAAATTAGAATTTGCGAGGTTTAAATATTGAACGATAAAATTTGGGTTATTAACAAAGGCACAAGTGATTATGATAAGATTGATTTGGATTTAAAGAGGCACGTAGTGTTGAAACCATTACGGCCTATACAGTTACCGAGATTAATTGCGATGAAATATATAAAGCGAAAAGACATAACGGCATGTAAAGACCCTGAGAAGTATTTGCAAGGTGAGCCGTTAAATCGATTAATTATTAGAGATGCGGGAATAGGGGACTTGTTATTGCTCGAGCCGATTTTAAGGCAGATGGCGATTAATAAAAATAAGATTACAATGTTAACCCGATTCCCCGCGGTATATGAAAATAATCCTTATATTGATAAGATTATACAGATGAATAGTAAAGCTGAAATACCGAGCAATATAAATCCAAATAGCTGGGATACTTATGATGATTTAAGAAGCTATTCAGAAACTTGTCCTAATAGAGATAAGAAACATCGCACTGATTGTTATAACCAAATATTTGATTTGAAAATAGATGATAAAGAGCCTCGATTATATTTTAGCAAAGATGAGAAATCTATATTAAATAAAAAAGAGGGTTATAATTATATCGGTGTGGCGTGTGATGGCAGTCATTTTTTTAGACGGTATTCTTATGGAGTGGAATTAATAAATGAGATTCTTAATAAAAATAAAAAAAATATAGTTGTTATTTTGGGCGATGGCTGGGAAGATGGACATGGGTATGTAAAGTATAATAAACGGGATAAAAGAGTAATTGATTTACAAGGTAAAACAACTATCAGGCAAATTATAAATATCATACGAGATTTGGATTTTCTTATTAGTATTGATACAGGATTATTGCATATTGGATTAACTTTACATGTGCCGACGCTTGGAATATTCAGTATTATAGACCCGGCATTAAGAATTAAATATTATACAGGCCAACATACGATTATATATAAAGATGATTTAAATTGTATCGGATGTGGGTCGTGGCACATGGCTAAATGCGAATATGGGGATATAAAACAAGATCCTGATTTCATTCCGCCTTGTCTTGAAATTATTCCACATGAAATAATTGAAAAATTAGATATGCTTGAAAGAAATAATGAAAAAAGAATATTTGAGAATGAAAAAATTAACGTAAACACTATTAACGTAAACACTATACAAAGAAAATTGGTCATGCCGATTATCGTCTTGAATGAAGAGAAAAATTTACCACGTTTTATTGAACTGGTTATGAAACACGAGTCAATTGGGCGGGTGATAGCAATAGACGGTGGTAGTGATGATAGAACGATAGATATATTAAAGAAAGCAGGTGCGGAAGTCTACATGCACTATTATGATAAAAATTATCACGACATGCAGGCTCTACAACGGAATGTATCATGCAGTTTTGTCAGAGACGGTGAACGGATTATCATAATGGATATTGACGAATGCTTTAGCGATGAATTAAGTAATTATTTATCCTACCTTGCGGAGAGTGATATTGTTTACGGACTGTTATCAAGACGGACATTTGACTATTTTGATGATATAAATAATCCGATGAAACAAATTAAGGACTATCCGGACTATCAGCCGAGATTTTTTATTTGGGATAAATGTTTCAAATGGGTTGGAAGTCCGCACCATGAGATTTATAATGCACCTGAACCGATTAGAATGAGGAAGGATATAATACATTTTGAAAAAGAGGGCAAGGATAGATTGGCACTTGAAAACCAGTGGGCTACAATGCAGGCAAAGTCAAGAGAGGTGTATACATGAATGTAGTAATATTTAGTAAAGATAGAGCGATGCAACTTGAATTATTATTAAGAAGTATTCAAATGTTTTTTATAAATTATGAGGATTCGGACATAAGCATTATTTATACTTATTCAAATAATGATTATAAAGCAAGTTATAAAAAATTAGTAAAGATGTATCCTGAATTTGATTTTAAATTAGAATATAATTTTAAGCAGCAATTATGTGATGTTATATACGATGAACCTTATACGGTATTTTTTACAGACGATGCGGTATTTAAGTCAAAATTTGATATTGATGAAATTGATAAAGAATTTCATGACAATATATGTGCATTGAGTTTGATGCTGGGAAAAAATATTAATTATGCTTATGAAGAAGAAAGAGAAATAAAACAACCTCAATTTTATTATCCATATCCGCCTACGCATTTTCGTCTTGCTTGGGATTGGAAAAGTGCAGACATAGACTTTAATTATCCCATGAGTGTGATAGGATGTATCTGGCGGACAAAAGATATTAAACCGAAATTATTAGAACTTGATTATGACAAGGCGTGGAATGTTGAAAGCGCATTGAAGAGTAGCCCAATTGACAAATCGAAGATGACCTGTTATAAAGAAAGCAAGGTAGTTCATATAGCAAATAATGTTGTCAGTCCGTGTGGGAATAAATCAGGCGGTGGTGATGTTGAAATATTAAATAAGAAGTTTTTAAATGGTGAACGAATTGTATGGAAAAAAATAAATAATAATTCAGTGCATTTTGAATGGGAGTATAAATTTGAAAGAAAATAAGCAAAAATTTAAAAAAGAATTTGAAGAAAAATGGCAGCAATTTATACAAAGAGAAAATTTAATATATCATGTTGTTAAAATTAGATATATAAGAAAAAAAGATAATTTAGTTTTAATTAAAGTTGGTGGAATAAATGAATATATTCAATTACATTTCGATATTATCGATGGACAAATTGAAAAATTATTAGAAGCATTTAAAAATGATGAATATGTAAAAATCAATAAGGAATAAAAATTATGAAAGAATGGATTGATGTATTAAATCCTTTTAACTCGATTAAAATTTTGATATATCGTGAATGGCTTGAGGGATATGCAAAAGAATATTATCGGCCACCTGTTACGGTTGCGATTGATACGATTAATAATTGTAATTTAAAATGTATTTGGTGTAATGCAAAAAACGTAATAAAAAAAAAGATAAGTAAAATGACTATTGATGAAGCGGTTAAGATTGCGAAGTTTATTGATAAATGGGGAGTGCTTGGGACTTGTATAGCAGGTGGTGGTGAGCCATTAATGAATAAACCTGCTTTTAATACTTTGCTTTTGGAATGTCACAAAAGACATATATCAAATAGTGTGATTACAAATGGCACATTATTGGATACTGAAAGTATAAAAAATATAGCGGAAACTTGTCGATGGGTTGGGATTTCAGTTGATGCGGGAAGCAAAGAAACATTCAAAAAATTGAAAGGCGTGGATATGTTTGAAAAAGTAATTGAAAATATAATAAAAATGAGAAATAAGATTGATAAAATAGGCAGCAAGTGTGAGATAGGGTTTAAGTTTGTATTACATCCTGAAAATCAACATGAGATAGTGAGTGCAATAAAATGGGCTAAAAAATCGGGTGCGCATGATTTCCATTTACGGCCAGCAGCAAGCAGAATGAAATTAAATTATGATTTTAATTTAATTCAGGAAAAATTTAATTTGGGATATATGTATAATGATAAAGATTTCAGAGTATACGGAATAACACATAAATTTGATAATGAATTTAAGTCCACATTTGATTTTGAGTATTGCCGAGCATGTTCTATTCATCCTGTATTTTGTGCCGACGGTACATTCCAGCTTTGCATCGATAGACGTGGTGAAGATAATTTAACTTTATGCGACTGGTATCCCGACCCTGCAAATATTTTGAAATATTGGAATACTGATATACACAGAGAAATATTAAGAAATGTTAATTTTGATGAATGTCCCAAATGTGTATTTAGTGGATATAATAGGATAATTGAAAAGGTATTTATAGATGACCAAATGTGCAGGAGACATGTATGATAAAATTAATAAACGGCAGAGGTCAGCTCGGAAGTATACTTAAAAGAAAAATCGAGGGGTTTAGCGATATGGATTGCATTATTTATCATACATGGAATATAGATGACAAATCAGAGGTTACACAGCTAAAAGAATATGAAAAATTTAGGGATTTTGTTAATAATAATCATAAAGAAAAAATAGTTTTTATTTCAACTGTTTGTCCCGTAATGGGAAGTTATTTAAAATATAAAATGTTATCAGAGATTTATTTGTGGGATATATGCGAACAGGGAAAAGTGATACGGTTGCCTGCTTATGTTGGCAAGGGCGGGCTGTATAAACGATGTAAAAAAAGAATTAAACCAAAATTTGGGAAAATACAATTGAGTACTTTAGACCATGTAAGTGATTTGCTTTTAAATAGTTTATTTAGTAGTAGACGATTAGAAATTATTGAAGGGGATTGTATTAGTGTTGATATTATTTATGGATTAATTCAATATGGAGTAAAAAATGACAAGAAATGATTTACCAAGTTTATTGACTAAACCTTATTTTATGGCAGAAATCGGTGTTGATAGGGGAGATTTTTTTGATATTTATTATTCTAAAAAGAATGAATATTATTTAATTGATTTATGGGATTCAAATAATGATAAATATTATTCAAAAAAACATTATAAAGAAAGTTATAAAATAATTAAAGACAAAACGAAAGAATTAGAAAATATTCATTTAATAAAAATGAGTTCTTTTAGAGCGGCTAAAAAATATCCTGATAATTGTTTTGATTGGATTTATATTGACGCTCGGCATGGTTATGAAGATGTCAAGCAGGACATAGAAGCATGGTTGCCAAAACTCAAAGCAAATGGTATTATATCGGGACATGACTATGATCCTTCACCTGAATATCAAAAAAAATATAATTTTGGTGTTAATGAAGCAGTTAAAGAAATATTTGGTGAATTTAATTTGACAGATGAAGAATATTTTAAATCTTGGTATGTGAGGTTATAATGGGGATATCAATACAATTACATAATGAGGTAGAAAAATATATTTTTAATGATATAAATATGATCGAACTTGGAAACCAATATTTTTATGTTAATGGAATTCAAAAAGATTTATGCAAACCGTATTTTGAGCAAATGGGGATTAAGCATATCTCGATAGATATTAACGGAAAGGATGGTGTTTTAAAATTAAACTTATGTAATAGTATAAATTTAAAACCTGTGGATATTGTAACTAATTTTGGGACTTCAGAGCATGTGAAAAATCAGTATATGTGTTTTAAGAATATACATGGATTTTGTAAGCTGGGTGGATTGATAATGCATGAAGTTCCTGAAGAAGGTAGTTTTCTTAAACATGGATTATATTGGTATATACATAATTTTTTTATAAATATTTATGCTAATCAAAAGATAATTGAACTTAAGAATTTAAAATATCCCGATGGTAATTTAATATTTTGTATAATAAAAAAAACAAGTGAGGAGTTTGTAAGTGAAAGTTGGTTTAATGATCATAGCAACAAATAAATATATTGAGTTTATGCCTGAACTTTATGAATCTTATAAGAAATATTTTTTTAAAAATCATAGTAGGAAATTATTTTTATTTACTGATAAGGAATTTAAAAATGCTGAAATTATAAAAATTGAACATGAAGCCTGGCCTAATATAACATTAAAAAGATTTGAATATATTTGTAATACCGATTTTGATATTGACTATTTATATTATTTAGATGCCGACAGTTTAATTGTCAATAATATCGGGGAAGAAATTTTGGGCGACATGGTTGGAACATTGCATCAAGGATATGTTAATCGGGGATGGAAGCCATTCGACCAAAATCAAAATTCAACTGCCTACGTTGAAAATGGCGATTATTATACGGGCTGTTTTTGGGGTGGAAAAATTGATAAAATAAAAACAATGTCTGAAATATTAAAAAATAATATTAATAAAGATAGCGAGATAGGATATGTGGCAAGATGGCATGATGAAAGCCATCTTAATTGGTATTTTAATAAATACCCACCCGATAAAAAATTAAGTCCATCATATAATTATAGTGATGATTTTCCAAATGATTATAAACCGATTATAAAATGTTTGAGAAAAAATGTGGAGTATTACAGAACATGATAACAAGTATAATTATACATTACAAACGGCCTGAGAATGTACCACTTTGGATTGAAGGAATACGAAAACAAACTATTGCAAGTAAGATAATCGTATGGGATAATTCAGGCGACTATCCAAAAGGCAGTGGTGAAGATGTGCTTATAACATCAACAGAAAATTTCTTTTGTCAACCACGTTTTCTTATTGCCGGTTTTGTGAAAACTAAATATATTTATAATCAGGATGATGACCTTGCAATTAATGACCCGGATTTATTTGAGAAATTTATTGAAGTATCTGAAAAATACCCTGCTTATGTTATAGGCTGGAATGGGAGAGTTTTTCATAAGGATATTAATTGGGAGAAGGCATATAGTTTTCCCGGTAAGGGATGGGTTGATGCGATGGATATTGAGGATGAAAATAGTATTGATATGATTAATGTCGGAGTATCTTTTTTTCAAACAATACTTATTAACCAGATACCGATTAATCCTTTTCAGCACATTACTCCAATTACAGAGCAGGATTATAAATATGGAGACGATATGTGGATAAGCCATTGGTTAAGAAAAAAAAGAGTTATGCCTTTCAAATTACTCGATCATTATGATTGGTTGAATGAATATGAAGAACGAAGTGCAGCATTAAGTAAACAGCCTGATCACATGAATCATAGGGATAAATTAGTGCGGAGGTTTTGGCATGATTAGTATTATAACACCGACATATAATAGACCGGATTTTTTGAGACAAGTAGTTGATAGTTTTATGGTACAGGATTATAAAGACAAAGAAATGATTATTATTAATGACGGGGGTAGTGAGGAGCAGAATATTTATGCTATGTTGAAAGACCTATCTCAAATAAAATATTATTGGAAAGACCATGCCAATCAAGCAGTGGCGCAGAATTATGGTATTGCTAAAAGTAGGGGTGAATTGATTTGCACTTTAGATGATGACGATTTATTTTATGATAAATATTCTTTATCTCAACGTGTGGATTATTTCAAACGAAATAAAGATGTAGAAGTTATTTGGACAAATGGGATAGACATTCATTCTGACGGCAATCCTTCAACTGAACATTATTTGAGTGATGGGAATCAAATTTGGAATAAGGATGATATATTAATTAATTCGATGATGTGGCGGAAAAGCATTAAGACTGCAATAGGCGGATATTTTTTTGACAGAAATTTGACTTCTAATGAGGATTGGGATTTTAAAATTCGCTGCATAGCTGAATGCACATGTATGGCAGTTGATATTTTGACGGTCAAACATAGAGTACACGGAGAAATGAGAAGTAATTTACATAGACAATCGGGAGAACTTTCAAAAAATGCAGAAATTATGTTTAAGAAATTAAAGGAGAAATATAAATGTTAATAGATATTACAAGAAACAACAGGAATATTTTGTTATTTAGAACTTATGGATTTATGAGATTTAGATTGAGAGTAATGAATAAATTTGATTTGAGTTTTAGGCAATGCTCGGGTAGTTGGTTTTATGTATATAATTTATTTCAAATAATTATTAATTGGGGTTTGGGAATAATTTTCGTAAGTATATATCCATTTAATTATGAATGTAAATTTATGTTTGGATATATGTATATAATACATAATAATAGATTTAAATTTCAAAATGAATTATTAAAGGAGAATTTATAAATGAAAATAGCAGTGTCAACAACCTGTTCTGATGGATATGTAGTTTTACTTGACCACTTAATCAAAAGTGTTTTAAAACATAATCCAAAATTTAATAAAGATTTTCTTATATTTTGTGATGGTAGATTAAGAAAAGAAAACAGAGATTATTTAAAAAAATTATATAAAAAATTTAAGTTTGTGGATTGCGAATGGGAGACTTACGAGAAAAATTATAAAGGAAGTATCAAGTATTACAGTATAGAATCCTTTGCACTCCCAAATTATGATAGAGTGATTTACTGGGGTAGTGATATGTTATGCATGAAATCTTTAGATGAATTATTTAAAGTTGCTGAAACTATTGGAGGGATAGCAATGCCGAAAGAACGTCGGTCAGGAATGTATAATAACGGGTCAATGATAATAGGCAAAGAATATTTAAATGTTGCTACTTACGGTAATTTGTTGGGGTTTGATATTGGTAAATTTCCCGGACATTTACAAGACCAGAAACTTTATAACTTTTTTTTTAAAGATGTGCAAGAAATAGACTTAAAATTTAATACGCTGGTAAGTGAAACCGATTTTATTTCAAAAAATGAAATAGTGTTATTGCATTACATTTATAAACCAACTCAAGAATATGCGAGGGAGTTTATTCCCGATTGGGCAATAAAAGAATGGGAGCAATACGATAATCCTGGAGATAGGTATGCGGGAATTATTGGTTAATTTAAAATGTAAATTTGCAGGAGGTGACAGGATGGGAGATGAATTTAAGTATATTGAGAAATGGATTAAAGGTGAACACGGAAATATGAAAAAAGGTGTGGATATAGGTTGCGGTACAAATCGATTGAGCATGGAAGTGCTTGCGATTGATGCTAATCCTATGCGGAAATTTGCTCATGCGGATGTAGTACACAATTGTCATAATTTGGAAGTAGGAAAAGAAATTATTTTTAATGAGCAGGTATATAAATTCGAAGATAATGAATTAGATTTTATTTTTAGCTCTCATTGTCTTGAAGATTTCGGGGATATTCCTGTTGTATTTGAGAATTGGTGGAAAAAATTAAAGGTTAATGGATTAATGATTTTACTTTTACCTGACATGGAAATTTGTGATTGTGAAATATGTAAAAGTGGCCAGCAAAAAGAGTACAGGGAAAAACAGAAAATGTCCGCAAGATATTGGACATTAGAAGATTATAAAAAAACGAATAAAGGAAATCCGACTCATAGAACTAATGTCGGCAAAAAGTTTATGACTGATTTGCTGCAAAATTTTAGAGAGAAGGATAAAATAGATTACGAGATATTACAAGAAGATACAGTACCACATGACAAAGGCTGTTCGATTGATTTTGTGATTAAGAAAATAAAATAGGAGGTGAGAATATGGCTAATGTATATAATTTTCTTGGTGATGATAGGGATTTCTTTATGAAATCAAGTTGGAAAATGTATACTGACCTTTCGGGTGCTATGCAGTATGTTGGCAAAACCGGAAATGAGAAGAATATCCACAGTGACCCTGAATATGTCGAATGGTGGGACAATACATCCGGCGTTCAGACATTATATATAACTGACCTTGATAAGATGGGATTTGCAGTTGATTTTAATTTTATGCAGGTTGCTGACAGTAACGCATTGGCGGCTGCATTTAATACTGATTGGGACAAGAGTGATCCGAACTGGGAATACCATTTTCTTGGTTCATGTCAAAATGCACTGCGGGAAGCGACATGGGTTATGATTGGGCAAACTCGGTCGGGACTTGCAGTTGAAACATGGATACGAAAAGGTGTTGTCAAACTAAATGGTGAATGGGCTTCGGGTGCTCCCGGCGATTATACTAATATTCCGATTACTATTGCCGCTATGCAGGATACAGGTATTTCAAATTGTTTACGGGATTTAGTATATATTCGAATTGAAAAACAAACATCGGGAAGTTAAAATACAGCACGACAAGAGGATAGTCATTCTATTACTCGGTGTGGTGAGGTTGATCGCTCTTTGCCAATATGATGGACACGCCCGTGCTTTTTTATGGAGTTATTATGAATATTATAAGTTCAATTAAGAATAAGTATAATAATTTTATGCTGAGTACCAACAGTATCAATAGACTCCTGACACAAAAGGTTGAGGAGTATATTCTACTCGAAGAGTTACCTATGCAGATAGCGGTGGGTACGAAGAGTATTAGTGTTGGGAATTTTACTTATGATACGCATTTAAAATTTTTTCGAGGCTGGGCATTAATTATTTCAGCTCTTTCAGCAAAAATAATTAATATGGAACTAACCAAAGAACGAAAAAAAGAATTATTAATGAAGGGTGATTTTGATATGCTGACTAACGGGAAATGGATGATGGAATTTTTGTTGATGGATGAATGGCTAAAGAAAGTAATATGTAAATTACTCAAAAAAACTTTGTTGAAACAGCAAGGATATATTTTGAATACTAAGACGAAGGAACGAGAATACAAGGAATGGTCGAATTGCAGTTATAGTTATTTCAAAAAGCATATTAAACTTGAAACACTTATACAGATATGCTGGTTGATTTATTTATATAATTTTGACAGTCAAAAAAAAAGTCTTCGTATGGTGGTGGAAAAAATGAATATAAATGCGATGATGGAGACATATATACCATTCTGGCTACAGAATTTGGGTGGTCTGACTGGGAAATTCGACATTGCCCAATCGGGAAATATCGACTCCTTGTTACAAGACTTGGAGAGCAGAAAAAATATGCCGTTTCCCCCAAAAGAAAAAAGTATGACTAATAAAAAAGAGGTAAAAAAACGTGGCGACTGATATTAAGGTAATGATTAAGGCTATACTTGCTGATAAGGATTTCAAGAAAGGCATGAAAGGCATGCAGACAAGTTTCGGAAAGACTGAAAAGAAATCAAAGAGTTTTTTTAAAACCATAAAGGCGGGTTGGTTAATAATCGGTGTTGGGGTTCTTGCCGCTGTTAAAGGATTTAAAAGTTTAATAAAAGCAGCAGGAGATGCACAGGAAGTTTTTTCAAAATTCAATACTGTTTTTAGGGATGTTAGAAAAGAAGCTGATTTGGTTGCTAAAAATCTTGCCAGAAATTTCGGATTAAGTTCAATTAAAGCAAGAGAATTATTAAGTGATACAGGCGACTTGTTGACAGGATTTGGTTTTACTCAAAAAGCATCATTAGATTTAGCCAAACAAGTAAATGAATTAGCAGTTGACTTGGCTTCATTTACAAATTTTAGTGGCGGTGCTGAAGGTGCAAGCAAAGCATTAACAAAAGCATTATTAGGAGAACGTGAATCCGTTAAATCTTTAGGAATATCTATTTTAGAAGCTGATGTTAACGCGAAGGTTCTTTTAAATACACAGAAGGGATTAATATTTGCAAGTGAACGACAAGCTAAAGCGTATGCTACTTTAGAGATAGCACAAGAGCAGAGTAAGAATGCACAAGGCGATTTTGCAAGAACACATAAAGATTTTAATAATCAAGTAAGAATATTAAATTCTAATCTTGAAGAATGGGCTGTAAAATTAGGTTCACGAATTTTGCCGATATTTGCACCGTTTGTTACGGCATTAAATAAAGTATTACAACCTTCAAGGGATATAGAAGATATAACAATTGATTTAATTGCAAGTCAAACAAGATATAAAGAGATTGTTGATAAATTAAGTGATAGCCAATTAGATTTAAGTAAATCTGAACGGCAGGTATTACAAATTCGACGTGATATTATAGAGCTGGATATTCTTAAAGAAGTCAAAGCATTGACAGAAGAATATCCTAAGCAAACAGAAAAAGTAAAGGAGCTTAAAGTTACTTCTGATTTTTATAGTAAAGCATTAGATTCATTAAAAGATAAAATAGCAGATTATAAAGACGAAACTATTGAATTAACAAGAGAAGAAATACGGCTAACAGGTGTAACTGCTGAAATGGTTAGTGGGTTTGATAGGTCAGGGAAAGGTATAGCAAAATATACGGATGTATTGAAATTTTTTAATGACACTCAAATAAAAAGTGGTGAAGCAATAAAAAAAACAGATGAAGAAAATTTAAAACTTAAAAACTCTATAACTGGAATAGCAAATGCACTTAATGATGAAATTATATTACAATCTCAATTAATGGGATTGAATGAAGAATTATTAGAACAGATACGAGTTCGGCGTGAAGAATTATTATTAGAAGCTCAAACAAAAAAAGAAATTGTTGAAGTTGTTGAAAAAGAAATTGTAGAAACAAAAATGACAACTCAAGAAGAATGGATGGAATTTATGGGGCAACAGAAAGAACTTGAGTTGGCAAGAGAACAGAAAAAATATGAGGAGTTGATTAAGTTTGCAACAAAGAATAATAAAGACCTTGTTAAATTAGAACAACAACATATTAAGAATATAGAAACAATTGAAAAGAAATATAGAGAAACGTCTTTGAAAGAAGATGAAAAAATGGCGGAAGCAAAACAGTTAATAGCTGGCACATTCGTATCAGGATTTCTGGGTGGGATTGAAGACATGCAGTCGGGAAGCAAAACTATATTTGCAAGCATGGTGAAACAATTTGCGGCTATGATTTCAGGTCAATTAGGAATACTGGCGGCTAAATATTGGATACAGGTATTAGGCGGGAATCTTGCATTGATCCCCGCAGCAGTAGGGGCCACTGCTGCGGCAGGGGCAGTAAAACTTGCTGGCAATGTTGCTGCTGCTGAAATAATGAGTCATCAAGAGGGAATTGAATCCGTACCTGCGACGGGGCTTGCTAATATCCATGCAGGTGAACGAGTTATATCGGCACAAATGAATGTCCCTGACGTTAGTAATGAGGACTTTGTGCAAGCTGCGATTGCGGGGCTTTCGTTACCTGCTGTTCAGGGCGGAAGTTCAAATGATGACCATAGAAATTATGAAGATAATAGAAGTTTTAGCTATAACAATGAAGTTATGGAAGGTGCAGGGATGGAGGAATTTTTAGAAATGACAGAAATGATGGATACGAGGTGGAATAGAAGATAATGGCAGAAAATTTATTATTACATTATGCAATGAATCGGACTTATAATAATGATGCTGAAAACGTGGTGGGTGCGTCGGTGTTAATACAACGAGAAGTTACTGACCACACGGATGCTAACAGTATTTATGTGCGAAAATTTGGTACTCAATATGAAATAACAGATGTAACTGATATAAGCGATCCCGTGGACGTTAATATGACATATAAAATATATGCTTTAGATGGAACGCTTTTGGGGAGTCGAGTCGGCGGCGGTGCATTTGACGGTGAGTCGGGCCCCGTAACAGCCCAAGGTTGTTATTTGGATATTATTGCTTCGGGCGGTGCAGTTACCGTGCCTGCTAATGTTACACTTGATACGGTGGAGGATCCGGGGGGATTATTAGTTATTTTGACGGGCGAAGTTATACCGGACGGGACGACGATAAGATTTTATATTGCTTATTCAGGTTCGACATATTATGATAGTGAACTCATGTATGGTGGTGGAAGGCATACTCCAAACTCAACTTCAAGGTATCCATATTTTGATATTACAACAGCAATTGCAGATCCAGACGTTACGGGGTTTACAATTACAACGGTTTTAGATTCTGCGGTATATGATGAGCAGTTTGCGATTAGTATTGCAGGGATGATATTGCAAGCAGACGACGGACAGACCCCGAAAATTACTTCGGGCGTGGGTGCGAGGGTTACAAGGGAAGTTGAGCATGATGGGAATAATTCTGATACAAGATATGTAAGTAAGACGGGGAATGATGGGAATCCGGGGACTTATCAGAGTCCATATTTGACAATCCAATTTGCAGAAAATAATATGGGTGGAAAGGCTTATTTGAATATAATGGATAGCGGGATTTATATTGAAGTTTTGATAATTAATATTGCAATTACAGTTGAACCACTTTATGGTATGACTCCAACTATAAAATATAATACCGGAACATTTGTAATAAGGCTAACATTAAATGGGATAGTATTAGCAGGCTTTAATATTGATGGAGATTATGCTAACTCTAATTTATTACGATTAGTTTCAGTGAATCCCGATATTTTAGATTGTTCTTTTTATAATGGAGTTTCATCAATATTTAATTCAAATATTTATTTGGACCAATTTGATGGAAGATTTTTAAGAAATCATGTATATAATAATTCAGCTTCATATACTATTTTTCTTGATGCTATACCAGCAGGAGAAATTGCTTATAATATTATACATAATAATACAGGAGTAGGGATTTATTCGTATGGGAGGATCGACCATATTAATGATAATATTCATAATAATATTATTTATAATTGTTTAAAGGGGATTTACATTAATACGCTTGCAACAAATTTTAATGGAATTATTGAAAATAATATTTGTTATAATAATGTTGTTTATGGGTTAGAAGTAAATATTACGGTTCTTACAGGAGTCATAAGAGATATGATTTGTTGGGGGAATGGAACTTTTGATTTATATAAACCCGGGCCGGGTGGGGCTGTTACAATAACAGAAAGTAATTATGGAACTAATTCAGGGTTTACAATTGGAGCGGGAAACATAACAACTGACCCTGAATTTTGTAAAACTACTACCCCATATAAATTGGGTATAAGTGCTAATAGTGGAGCTTATAGAACTGATACTTCTGATGATGATATGGGTGCTCATTTTAGAATAATAGAAATTAATGAAAGCAATATTGAAATTAATGGATTTAAAATTGATGGACAAGAGCAATATAATAATGGGATTTTTATAAAAGATAATGTTGACCATACGGGAACGAAAATAAAATGGTGCGATATTTATGATTTTCAAGGAATTGCTATTGATTTGTTTGGCGATGGGACGGATACCGATGCAGAAATAAAAAATAATAAAATATATTATAATGGGAATGGAATTAAATTTAATTTCGGTAGGAATATAGTTGAAGAAAATTTAATTTATGGGAATACTATTTACGGTATTCATGCAGATTATACGGGACAAATTTTTAATCACAATGTTTTTCATAACAATCAATATGGAATTTATTTGGAATCTAATAGTAATGCAATAATAAAAAATTGTATATTTGCTGAAAATAGTATCAAAGGTATTGACAGTGAAGTTAATATATCGATTACTTATTGCTGTTATACTGACGGTATGAGTAGTACCGTTGATACTTCACATACTTCTAATTTCACAAACAATCCATTATTTATTAACACTAATGCAGGTGAAGAAAATTTTAATCTTAAAACCGTCGAGCAAGGATATACAACCAATTCACCTTGTAAAGATTCAAGCGATACTACAGCATTCCCCGACATCGGCGCTTATGATATTTTAAGGTCATTAGCTGATTATTCATGGAAAAGATACCCGTTCGCATTCAATCCACAGGTTAGCTGGAATAATAATGCTAAAGGATATTCGAGATTTGAAAATGCAGCAGGTGATGAAGACAATTTTGCTAAGTCTCATAAACGAAGATTCACATTTGATTTTGGAAAACGAGGCCAGGTATCAACCGAAGAAATCAGACAGAAAATGGAATACTTTGCTACACTTATAAAAACAAAAGAAAATGAAATTACTCAAGATGAAAAAGTAAAATTTAGATTACATTTTCAACCTGATTCATATCTTGAAACTGGCACATTGGCGACAATATCCGGAACGACCATAATAGACGCCGCTAAGGAATGGATTGAAAACCAATGGAAAGGATTTTGGGCTGGAATACGTTGGGAACATGGGACTAACATGGTTATTGACCCCATTTTAAAAACAGGAACGGTGGGCGGTGCTGCATGGACACCTGACGAATGGATAGGATATTACTCATACATAGATGGATATTATTATTATATCGTATCAAACACGGCGGCAGCACTTACTTTCAGTGACCCCGACGAAACTTTAGCCGCAGGGTTAGTTAATTGGAATATTGAGAAATATTTCAGAATTGCAAGTAATTCTGTGAATGTACTTTGTGTTCTCGACCCCGACGATGAACTCCCAACAGGTGAATATGATTATTACATAGATTTCATAGAGGTTAAAGCATTCACACCGAAATTCCAGTATAGTCAAAAGATGTTTCTGTATGACAGAGAGCATTCAAAAACAGGATATAAGATTATATTTGAGGAGACTTAATGAATATTGAGGCTTATTGCAAATTACATAATACGCTTGGCAGTCTTACCGAAGTACAAAATAGTGCAAAAGGTGTAAACGGAGTACCCAATGGAGTTTTAGAATTCAGGGATGGGAAATTCCATAAAGGAGTATATACAAATAATGTTGCAAATTATGTTACATTTGATTATCGACCAGATGAAATAGCGAGTATAATCGAAGTGTGGTTTATAGCCGAAGAAAATAGTGCGGATATACCAAATAATAAGTGGCGTGGAATATTTAGTATTGAAATACGTGAGATTATACCGGGCGACCTTAATGAGCTCGCTTTCTATTATTATAAAAATGTTGGAATAGGACGATTTGAATTATATATTGGTAATAATATAAATTTTGTTCAATTAAATATCACAAAATCTTTTTCAATTGGAGACGAGATTCATTTTTTTATAGTTTGGGATACCGGAGGGATCGCTGGAAGCACGGATATTGTAAGAATTTATATGGATGGAATTCAGAATGCACAAAGTATAATTAATGCTATACCAATATGGGGTATTAATAAACCATTATTTTATATTATAGGCGACCATCGATTACAGCATTTTTGTGCGAATACTTTAGATAATCTTAAAATTTATAGTGTCCCTTATATAATACAAGAATTTATTAATAATATTATTGCCAATATGAATAATGAAGGTTGGGTACCAATTGAAACGGTTGTTTGTGAAAAGACCTTACCACAGATACTTATTCTTTCTAATGCAATTGATATTTACGATAAAGTGAATAAGATAATTCAAGTGCAGGAAAAGAAAACATTTAGAAGAGATAAGTTAATTGTAAATTCGATTTCTCAACGAGTTAAGAATTTTGATAATTATTTTAGTGTAGATAATCCTGAAAGTATATTTTCAAATATTAAATGGCGGTTTGATATATTTAAAATTATTAATACTGACGGGGAGACTATTTGGGATGGAATTATTCAGGATATAATAAGAAACCATAAAACTAAATATGCAACAATAAAATCAGTCGACCAATTATATAAATTTCAGAAAATTAAACTTTCTTATGAGAGTTCGGATTGGGAAACACCTGCCGAAGCGTTTAAGAATATTTGTGATCAGGAAGGATTCACGGCTTATAATATAAAAAGTATACAGGATAGTATCAATCAGCAAGAAGCCAATGCCTGCCGGGTTAAATGTTATTTTGGCAAGGACGATGACACGGCATTTCAACCGGCAATAGAGAAACTCGGTGATATTGGATGTGCCGACGTATATACGCATAAGAATGAAATTTATTATCAACATTGGCAAGCATTTACGGGCGGAGTTAAAATAAATTTGACTGAAGATGATATAGAAACCGCACCGATTGTTAGTAGTGGTATTAAAGATATAATAAATGATTATCGAATAGGATATATTCTTGATAAGCATGTGCCTGCGATTGATTCAGCTAATAATAATATAGGCTCTGTTTCGAGGGATACTTATGGTGTTCATAGTTTGCCGGAAATAGATGGGAGTGCAAATCAACAAATAGAAATTGAATCATTACCGGCGGCAGTTTATATCGGAGAATGTTATATACGGCGAACACATAAAAATATTGATATTCCAAATGTTATTTCGACTCCACTTACAATAATTAATTTTGATATTAAAGAAACTCAACCTGACTGGATAGACTTGCGAACTTATTTTAGTTTGACATTATCTGACGAGGCATGGGATGAAAAAATATTTGAGATTTTTGGTACGACAATTAATTATGATAATAACAAAATTAAAATATTAGCTTACGAGGTGGATTAATGGAAGGTGGAAAAGATAGACCGGGAAGTAATCATTATTTATATAATTTAATAAAACGGTATGATACCGGCTGGATTAATAGAAGTGATTGGACTAATGTTCACATGGGAAGTAATACGGGATTGAATGTTGATAGTAATGTCGCACATAATTTAGATGGAAATTTATCTGAACTAATTGTTAAAGTTTTAGTTTCAAGTGATGGGACAGATAATAATAGTTTTGAAATAGGGATTGCTCCTTTCACAATAGGCGCAACAGCATATGGAATAGGAATTTATCAAGTGGATGAAAATAATATAAAAGTCCAGACAATGACTAGTGGAATATATTATGTTTTAGATAATGGATTCGGATTAGTAATTGATATACAAAATTGGTATTATAAAATTGTTGTAATGAAAATAAGTTGTAGGGAACATTAAGGAGGTATCATGGAAGAATTAATTATTAAAATTGCTGTTATTGAAACGAAAGTAAATATGCTTATGTTTATTAATAGTATATTTGCTGGCGGTGTTATAACGGTATTGATACATAAGATATTTAGAAACGGTAAAAAGAATGGATAAAATAAATTGGAGTAATTATAAATCTTATTTTAAATGCTCTGAATTTGATTCTAAAGGTGTGGGCGAAAAAGATACCGGATTGAATATGAAAAAAGAGTTTATGGACATGCTGTATAAAGCTCGGACTTTAAGCGATGGGTTTAAGTTTATAATTGAGTCAGGTTTTAGGACTGACGCTTATAACTTGAGGGTCGGTGGTGTACCAAAATCAAGTCATAGAAAAGGATTGGCTGCGGATATAAGAGCAAGAAATAATGAAGAAATATTTTGGATTGTTAGAAGTTTATTATTTGCAGGATTCAAAAGATTACATATAAATCATAAGCGCAAGTTTATTCATGTCGATTGTGATAAAAGTAAGAAGCAAAATACAATTTGGGATTAATATGAAAGCATTTTTTTATAGCAAAAACAAATTTCAACCAGTTTATTTTTGGATAACTTTATTTTGCAGTTTGGCATTTGTTATGTTTATGCTAAAATTATTTAAAATAGGCGATATTTCAGATACACTTGTAATCGGGGTCTTGGCTTTTATTGAGGCATGGGTTTTGTTATATAATATTGACAAGAAAAATAATCATGGTTAAATTTTTTAAAAGGCATTGGCTGGAAATTCTGTTATTGATTGTGCTTGTTTTTGTTATCCGATATAAAAGAAAACCAATTGAGAAAATAATTACAATAGAAAAAGAAATAAAAATATTAGAAAAAAGGAAGGTGAAGCCAAATGATTTTTCGACTTTTAGCCGTGATACTAATATTGTTTCTATCAAGCGAATGCTACGGGCAATTAAGTTTTGATGAAAATGAAATTGTAAAGATAAGGACTATTGTTTCAAATTATATTATTTTACAAGAGCAAAATAAAAGACTAAAAGAAATTAATCAAATGTTGGAAATGACGTGGTGGACTGAAAATAAATTTTATATCGGTATGGGAATAGGGATAAGTTTTACTGCGGTATTATTTTATTTATTGAAATAAAACTTTCTCCTTTAAAATATTTTACTCCTGGCGGTGGGTTTTATTCTTTTTAACTCACTGCCCTTTTTATTGTTTTTTGGGTTAAAATTCATTTTTTTTGGTATGGTGGCTAAAATAACACTGTTTATATATTTTTAGAAAAGTTATAATTTGATATATATATATAATTATATAAGATAAATTAAAAAGTCAATTTTCATTAAGCAAATTTTTAGAATTTTGACAACATCTATTATAATGTTATATATATTATTAATTATACGAAATAGGAAAATGTATATAAGGGCTTTTTTGGAATAGGAGGTATATAGATAAGGGTGAGCCATTTAAAATGCCGTCAGCGTGCTTATATGAAGCCGTTTTATATAGTCTTTTATATTTTTTTTATAATTGTATATATTGCATAAGATATATAAATTATTAAAAAAGATAATATAATTATAGAAATCAAATTATAAAAATAGCCAGACATACGATAAAAATCGTATAATTATATATATGTCATATAATTATAAAAGTCAAATGGTCAGTTTTCAAAAGTCCGAAAAAAAAATCTATAATTTATTTTCGTCAAATTCTATAATTATATATATACTGGCAATTATAATAAAAAATAATAAAAAATAAATAAAAATAAAGTTTGACTTTTAAAATAACAGTGTTATTATATAAGTATAATATATTAAGATATATTATAATATTTCATTGGAGGTCAATTATGAAATTTTATATTTTGCCTGAAAACAAACTTGGAGAAAGGACAGTAATGGGGAATGGACTTACACCTACTAATATGGATGGGGTTGATATTGTTGAATTGAATTGTCAAGATGAAGATGATTTTTTTGCAGTCGCTGGAAGAGAAGGGAAAGAATATCCTGCTTATAAAATCGCAAAAGCAATAAACTCAGGACAAATTAAAAAAGAAGATATAACTTTAATAAAAGAATAAAGGAGGTCAATTATTATGAAATTAAATGATATTAAACAAATGCCACAAGCATATTACAGAATTAATATAGCTTGGAATTATTTGGAATCTTGGTTGGATGGACACTTAAATATGAAAGTTGATTTAGACCCTGATTATCAAAGAGAATATGTCTGGACATGGGAACAAAAAACACATTATATTGAATGGATACTTAAAGGTGGACTGTCTGGCAAAGAAATTTATTGGAATTGCCCTGACTGGAATAAAGATTTTAGAGGACCTCTTGAAATTGTTGATGGCAAACAAAGAATAAATGCGGTAATAGAATTCTTGCATAATAAAATAAAAGCATTTGGCTACACTCTTTCTGAATTAGGAGGAAGAGAAGCCCTTCATTTTACACATGAATTTATTTTTCATATAGGAAATTTGGAATCAAGAAAAGAGATTTTACAGTGGTATATTGATATGAATATTGGGGGTTCCATTCATACTGATGAAGAGATTAAAAAAGTTAAAAAATTATTATCTAAAGAAAAATAAATAATTAAAGGAGGTCAATTATGATTGCAGTAACAAATCAAAATGATGAAGTGGTAGCAAGGGTGGAATATAATTCAGATCTTGACTACTGGGATGGTAGAAATAATATCTGTGGGTCAGTAGGTAGACACAAAGGAATTACAAGATTGAAAAAGACAAAACAATTTGTGTTGATCCACGGCACACAATGGCAAGGGGAACGGGATTATGCAGAAATAATTTCTGATAAACAGGCTTATCAGGAAATCGTAAAATCCGGGAATGCCAATTTGTTAAAAAAATATTTTCCTGACAGAATGAAATCAGATGAAGAATGAAGTCAACTAAAATCCTTGCAAGGATGTAATTGACTTCGGCGGGCTGGTCACGGGTCCCCTCCCAACCAGCCTGCTTTTAAAAAGGAAAAATAATATGAAAAAACCATTAACAAAATTACAAAACAAATTGTTGGCATTTATCAAATTGAAAATAGAATCGGTTGGTTATCAACCTTCAATTTATGAAATGTCAAAATATTTTGATGTATATCCGACGGCAATAATAAACCATTTAAAATTGATTGAAAAGAAAGGATATATTAAATTGACGGGTAAGGCGAGAGCGGTCGAAATTTTAAATTTAAAGGAGAAATAAAATGATAAAAGCATTAGTAAAAATTTTAGATAATTTACGAAGCACAATTAAGGTATTAATAAAAACAAATGATTTATTATCAGAACGAATGGATATATTATCAAAAAGAATAGATGATTTAGAAAAGGAGAAATGATATGATGAATGAATTTATGACAATAGATGAATGGTATGATATTAATACTGGTTGTGCAAAAGCCGATGGTGAAATTGATAAGGATGAAAGTTGTGAAGGACAATGCAGGGCTTATGGCCGGTGGTGCAATGGTGAAATTAGTGATTGCAGAGAAAATACAAGTGTATTAAAGGAGAATTAAAATGACATTAACAAAACAGGAAAATGTAGAATATGAAATAGTAATGGCTACTAATAATATGAAAAATGTTATACCAACATTATTAGCATATACAGATATAAGGGGTAATGATTGTTGGATAATAAGACAGGCAATTGAGATATTAGAGAAAGTAAAATATAATTTTAAGGAGGATTAAGTAAATGTTAAAAGATTATTGTGGGTTTAATTTTTATGACGAAGTAAAGGAGAGAGCTATTGCAACAAACAGATTGGTACAATTATATGAGTCCATCAAGGGTTCTTTTCCTGAGGACGTAGAGGGCTCAATAAATATGGATGAACTCGGGTATACTTGCATAAGGGCTTTTATTTATTTAAAAATAATAGACAATAAAGATTATGCAAGTCAAACGAATACTCGAAAAGCAATTAAATGGTTACAATCTCAATTAATTAAAGATAGTCATAATAGAGGAAAGGATTTTAAAAAAATAAAAAGATTTCTTAGAGAAAATACTGGTGATTTTGCGTGGAGATTAAAAAGAATACGAGTTGATAATAAGGGTGAATATGAAGAATTAATATTTATAGAAAATGCACATAAAGGGAAATGTAAAATAATAAAAAAAAGAAAAATGCAAACAGTATATGAAACAAATTGTAAATAAAAAGGAGGATATTTAAATGGCACAACAACAAAAAATCGAAGGTCAATTATGTCCTGATTGCGGTCAGGGAAAAATTATTAAAAATCCAAAGACGGGAAAATTATTTTGTGAAAAAAAATGCTGGTTAGGGACGGGGCAAACCACAACAACAAAGTATAGCGGCGGTAAAAATAAAGGTGATATTAAAAGTATAATATTATCTTATGGAATGAATATGACTAAAGATATGATTCAGGTGGGTCTAATCAAAACTGCAAAAGCCTGTATTGAAACAAGCACAGAGATAGCAGACGGGCTAATTAAGTGGTATAAGGAAAGTGGTGAAAAGCCAATAGAAAAACAATCCGCTGCAAAGCAAGAAAGTGAATATAGTGAATTTTCCGGCGAACCAGAGAATGCTTAAAAGGAGGTTAATATGGGTAAATATATAATTGACGGCGTGGATTATCCCGGAGTTACAACTATATTAGGTGAACTTGCAAAAGGCGACGGGTTGAAGCAGTGGGCTGTAAATATGGCTATTGAATATATCGAATCATTTTTGAATAAAAATGATAAACCTATGCCTATATATGCTATGGGGGATATATTACAAAAAGCAAAATTTGAATGGAAAAACATTAGTGAAAAAGCAAAAGATGTCGGTAGTGAAGTTCATCATTGGATAGAAAATTTTATTAAAAATCCACATGAAGTTATTCAAGAATCATTGCCACCTGAAAAAGAAGTTGCTAACGGCATTAAGGCATTCTTAAAATGGGATCAGGAGAATATTAAACGATGGATAAACAGTGAGCAAGAAGTAGTATGTAAAGAATTTGGATACGCTGGAACGCTGGATGCAATAGCGGAATTAAAAGATGGCAAGATTTGTGTAATAGATTTTAAAACTTGTAATTTATATGATAAGAAAGGAAAAAAATATTCTGTATATTTTGATTCAATACTTCAAATCGCACCGTATAAATATGCTTATACTACAAATGCTGAATGTATAGCTACTGACGGTATGGGGATATTAAGATTAGATAAAAAAACAGGTGAAAATGATTATACAGATGTTAGTGATAAATACGAAAGGTCAATAGAGGCATTTCATTATTTAGTAAAATATTATTATGCAGCGAAAACACGAAGGTTAAAAGGAAATGAGTTTGTAAAATAAAAAGGAGGATTAAGTTATGGAAAAATGTGTAAGGTGTAAAAAAAAATTTGGATTAATTTGGCAAATAGATGATGATATTTGGAAAAAAGTACAAGGCGAAAATAATGATAATTTATGTGCAAATTGTTTTGATGAAATGGCACGTCAAAAAGGAATAGAATTATATTGGGAAGCAACAGAAAAAGAATATCCAATAAAAAAACTGCGAAAAAATTTTGATAAGTTTATAATAAATTTGAGTAAAGAATTAAAATAAAATCCCTGCTACTGGAAACAGTAAATAAAACAGGGATAAGTTGCATGATAGTTAGTAGTGGGAGTGGCAATGATTAGCCTTGAACTGCCTTGATTTGCCACTTCTTTTTATGAGGAGGTTTTTATGAAAGTAGAAAATATTAATGGATTTGCATTAAGGAAGGGTAAGATTGAATGGTGGTTTAAATTAACGTGGGGAGAACATGGCGGAATGTGGGCTGTTCCATTTGGAGAAGAATATAAACCTGGAGGAATATTTACAAACAGACAAGGAAATAGAACATTGATTGAATTGGAGAATTATGATATTAAATTATATTTTAATGAGAAGGAGTTAAATTATGAATGAACAAGAATATTGGCAAGAAAGATTAAATACTGCTAATTGGTATAGAAGACGAAATGAAGAAATATTATTAGAATACCAAATTAGCCCAGCGGTTATACATAAACCAAAATTATCAATAGATGGAAATATGTATTGTTTTTTATATGGAGATAATTTACAAGAGGGTGTTTCTGGGTTTGGCAAAAGTCCTGACCTTGCTATGATAGATTTTAATAAAAATTGGTATAAAAAATTAAAATAAAAAATCAATAGCAGAAAGGAGTTTATTATGAAAGCGAAAAAAGTAACAGAAAAAGAAATTAGAGAATTAGATAGTGTAGAACCTTTTGATGAATTTGATTATTGTGAAATATGCGGTGGCTCGATAGTTGACGGGATATGTAGTGATTGTGGATATAATCCATTTTTATTACTCAATGATGATTAAATTTTGTGGGGAGGTGCGATATGAAAAAGAGTAAAAAGATAATGGTTGAGGTTGATTATGAAAAAAAGGCATGTTATCCTTGTAGATTTGTTTGCGTTAATTATGGATGGTCTGATTGTGTATTGTTTCAAAAAAAATTAAATGCTGATAAAAGATATAGAACACAATCATTACGTTGCAAAGAATGTATAAAAGAATTTGGAAAATAAAAATAAAATTAATAGCAGAAAGGAATTAGATATGTGGATAAGAAGCCAAAACAAAGAGCAATTAGTTAATTGTAAAAATGTAGGATTTAAAGAATTTAAAGATGAAAAACGAGATGATGATATACACTCTAAAAAGTATAGGAGGGTAATAAGTAGCAAGTCAACATTTTTTATTCAAGAAAAAGATAAGTACAATTATCAGAATGTTATAATTTTAGGCAAATACAAATCAAAGAAAAGATGTATTGAGGTATTAGATGAAATTGAAAAACATCAAAATGCTTATTATATAAATCATATTGTATATCAAATGCCGGATAAATAAATGAAACCAAATAATTTATTTTTAAGAAAGTTCTTGACTTTATATTTACAAGTATTAGATTTGTTGATATGTTGGAATACAAATTCAAAGAGTCAACAAATAGTGAGCCAGAGGAGTTATTGCTTCGGCAATGCTTTCCAAAATGTATTCCAACATCTTTTCTGGCTTGCTTTTTTATATCGGGAGGGCTTACGGATGTCAAAAAGATTCACTTGTACGGATAAATGGAAAAAACGGTTTATAAAAGAACTACCAATTGAGTATAAGTTATTATGGTTTTACATTCTGGATGATTGCGACCATGCGGGAATATGGCATACAGATTTTGAAATAGCGAGTATAAGAATAGGAGAAACAGTTGTTGAATCAGAAGCAATAGATTATTTTAAAGACAGGATAGTAATATTTGATAATGGAGAAAAATGGTTTATGCCTTCCTTTGTAGAATTTCAATATGGAGAACTTAACCCTAATGTTAATGCTCATAAGAGTGTTATTAATATTCTTAAACATTATAAATTAACTGTTAGGCAACAGATAAAGAACCCTTCATCAAGGGTTAAAGATAAAGATAAAGACAAGGATAAAGATAAAGATAAAGATAGTAAAAAAATAAAATATTCAGATAACGTCTCTATGACAAAAAAGGAATATGAAAAATTAGTAGAAAAATATGGAGAAAGCAGAGTTAGATTATTTGTTAACAAGCTGGATAATTATAAGGGAAGTAATGGGAAAACATACAAGTCGGATTATAGAGCTATTTTATTATGGGTTGTAGAATCAGTAGTAGCGAAAAAGGAAAAGGAAAAGGATGAACAGTATGAGGTTAAAGTCAAACGGACAAAAGAATGGTTTAAAGAAAGAGAAAGGCAAAAGGCACAAATGGAAAATAGGCAACATGACAGGGATAAAACAGCAGAGGGAGGTATAGTAAAATGAGGGAAATAAATAAAACATTATCGAGGTTAAATGTCCGGCTGCAATATGATCGGAAAATGAAAGCTGAAATACCAAATAGAATACCATGCATAATTAGAAATTCTGAAGGTGAATGTCCCTGCACCGAGCCGCATATAAAATGTGAAGATTCGCCTTGTCCCTATACAGAAAGGGAGCTGTATGTAATGTTACGACGGAAACAAAATATTCGGTGGTATTAGGTGGAAATGAAAAAGGAGAAATAAGATGGAAAAAAAAGAAGTATTTCAAGTGCCTGCAACAATGACAGGTTGTAATGCGTTAGCAAGGGGCACATTAAAGTTATCGTTTCATACTCAAGAGGGTGTGAGTAGCAAGGCGATGAAAAGGCTATTTGAATTGTATGAAAAAACCGGCTGGCTAAGTTTTAATGTTGAAACAATCGAGGCGGAGAATATAGTTAATCTTGAAAAGATAGACCCGAAACAATATGATAGTGGTAAAACTCCGGGTGAAAGGTTGAGGTCGATAATATGGGTATTGTGGCATAAGCATGGAGAGGTTGGAGTATTCGAGGATTTTAGAATTAAATGTTATGCCAGATTTGAGAAAATAATAAAAGAGGAAATTGAGAAATTTGAATAAACAAGGCAGACCAAGAAAAGAGGCGTGATTATGAAATTAAGGAGTATAAAAAATGCAAGAAAAAATGAATGATGAAATTATTAATTCAGAAATAGGTTCTTTTGAAAAACTTATGGATGGAGCTAAAAAAAATATGGAATTAGGCAAAACCAATAATTTCACAATTGCTCAATTTAAGAAAGGTGAAATAATTGAAATAAGAGGATTGAAATTTAAAATCAAAACAATTAATGATAAGAAGAAAACAATGTTTATAAAAATGTTATGAGCCTAAAATATACAAAACGTATTTATGAATGCAGGAATAAGAATTGTCTTATGAGTAGAGTTGGTGAGACGATAACGATTGAGACGGACGAAGTGAAAAAACACAAGGAATATGGCATGTGCCCAGTGTGCAAAAAACCAATGACTTTAATAGAGGAGAAAAATGATGTTAAATAAAGCTAAAGGAAATATGTATGGATTTGTTACACACACCTGGAATCCGATTAAAGGATTATGCCCGCATCAATGCTCCTATTGTTATATGAAAAAAATGTATAAACGGTATAAATGGAATCCAGAATTAAGGCTTGATGAAAAATGTTTTAATGATGATTTGAATAAATTAGGTTTTATATTTGTTGGAAGTTCGACCGATATGTGGTCGGAAGAAATTTCGATTGATTGGATTAGGAAAGTATTAAATCATTGCATGAGTTATGATAATCAATATTTGTTTCAAAGCAAAAACCCTGACAAGTTTTTAGAATATAGAAATTATCATCAATTAAGTTTTCCTGAAAAAATTATATTTGCAACAACGATTGAAACCGATAATCAAGATATTATAAATAAATTTGCTCCAAATGCACCGAGCATTGAGAGTAGGGTGAAGGCAATGAATAAATTAGGCAAGGCTAAAAAAATGGTGACCCTTGAGCCTCTTATGGATTTCGACCTTGAACAATTTGTATTTATTATTGAAACGACAATTCCTAACCAAGTAAATCTTGGAGCGGACAGCGGGCATAACAGTTTGCCAGAACCGTCAGCAGATAAAATTCATGCGTTAATAACAGAACTTGAGAAATTTACAAAGGTATATCAAAAAGATAATTTAAAAAGATTGATGGAGGAGAAATAAGATGATTGAATTAACAGAAAGGGAAAATATGGCTTATGCAAAAGGTGAGGAAGATGAACAAGAACGGATATTAGGATTGGTTGATGAATTAAAGAGCAATACGGAAAAGGGATGTTATTTTGATGAAGGATACAAGACTTGCAAAAGAGAATTAAAACAAAAGATAGAGGAGGAATAAGGTGGAAATAATAGCGACCCAAGAACAGCAAGATAATATGATTTTAAAGATGGGTAAGAATTTAGAAAGGGAACGGATATTGAAATTGATTGATAAAATGATAAATCCATATAAAAAGATGTATTGCAAAACATGTTGTTTGAAAAAGAAATTAAAAGAAAAATGTGAAAATGTCAATAATTTGGCATTATCGGCTTGTTATGCAAGGTCATTAAAAATATTAAAACAAAAGATAGAGGAGAAATAAGATGGACAAAAATGCTTTTATTGATTATGACCGAGCAGGAGGAGAAACACATTGTGGGTTATGCGGTGGGGAATTTGGGGACGAACCTTTAATGATTTATAAAATGAATGGCAAAGTTATTTGCCATAGTTGCATGGGCTGGAGTTATGCTATTTGGTGTGAAACGGGATTGAAAGCAGAAAAACGAGAACGGGAACGGATATTAAGATTGGTTGATGAATTAAAGAATCCTTATCCAAAAAATATGTTTATAGAGCCAACAAAAAAGCAATGGGAATTATTTCATAAAGTTTTAAAACTGGGTGGTTTAACATTAGATAAATTCAGTGGGATAATCGGTAGAAGATTATTTGATTCAATTAAAGATGAATTAAAACAAAAGATAGAGGAGTAGCATGGAAAAAATCGAAAAGAAGATTAAAAAAGTATTGGTGTATCTTGTTATTATCACCATATTCACTTTACCGTTTTTGATGTATCGGATAGGCAGTAATTTAGAGAAACAGAATAGTAGTGTCAGGTGGCTATACCAAAATACAGATTGGAAAAGATTGCCAAAAATCGAAGGGGACTATACCGCTTTTTTATATGATGTAATTAATGCCTTTAGTTCTGATAGTACGCATAATTCTATGAGAAAAGAAGAACGAATTAAATATGCTCAAATTAATTTTAGATTAGCAAGGGCTTTTAATTATGGATATTTTGATATACCGATTATTCATGCTTTAGAATCAGACTTCAATCCAAGAAAAGACCACAAGATGTTTAAGGAAATTGGCATCGGCGGGTTTTGGTATGGAACTGCAAAGTATTATCATTTCCTTGCAAAAATGTATATGCCGAAAGAGTTATGGAGAAAAGCAAAATTTGATTTTAATAGGAAAACAGATTTACATGATATTGAGAATGCTTTAAAGATGACATATATTTGGGTCTGGATTGAGAATTGTAATTATAAAGAAGTTGAAACGTATGTGGTGTCCGGGTATAGATGGGGTAGGTTTCTTAGACCACCTGAAGACGATGATTTATTTCCTATTGAATTTAATATAAAGATGAGTAAGACAGGTATAACATATACGTATAATCCTATTGCATATTATTTTACATGGAGAAAAATTAAAAGGTCTTTAGAGGGTGGGAGTATTGATACCGCAAAGACTATACATAAAAAATGGAAAGACAAAAGAAAAAAATTAATACATAGAGAAATTGAATACCGTAGAGCTATTAAAATCATAAAGCGATACCAGAAAGAAATCAAGGAATTAAAATTCAGAATAGATTTTTTGAATAAGCAGTACGAGGTGGTTGATAAGGTTGACAAAAAACAATTGAGGGTATTAAAGCAGATTGGTGGCGAAGCAAAGAAGCAAGGCTGGAGACCAGAGATATGGAATAAATTTAAGAAATACATAAAGGAAATATTAAAAGCAAAAGGAGTGAAGTGATGTCAAAGAAAGTAGATTTACAGTTATTATCAGATACAGGTATTAATCCGTTTGCTGTAAAATTACTGGTCGAGTCTTTTAAAAGGATAAAACCAGAAATCAAAAAAGTTATTCCAACTCCACTTGATTTTGTTTGGGATGGTGTAAGAATTATTATTGAAGAGGTGAAGTGAATGAAAGAAATATCAGGATTAATGGCCTTTATTTTAATGGCATTGGCATTTATAATTGGTTCGCTTATTGCTGTTTTATAGGAGCGAAGTGATGAAAATAAAAATAACTATTGATTATCAAGGCGAGGATATTAGCAAAGTTTTTCATTATGATGAATTACTGAAAAAGTCAATTATTAAATTTATGGAAAGGCTAAAATTTAGACATATAAAACAATCAATATCAGGCCACAAACAACAAGGAAAAATAAAATTTGAAAGTATCGCAAAAAAGGTGCAATTATAACATTATTAAAAAGATTAAAACAGGAGGCAAGCAATGAGTTTAGAAGATGAATTAAAAGAGGAATACAGTGTTTATTTGAATGGCATAGAAAATGCCGATGCTAATGCTATGGATTATATAGAATGGCTCAAGACCAAGCTGGAGACAGAACGCAAGGAAACTATTAAGGTGATTAGAGGAGAAGATTTTAGCAAATGGGAATCCTGCAAGTGCGGAAATGTGGGTTGGTATATGATTGCAAATAAAAATACAGGTGATGCAGAACAACAACAATGTGAATTTTGTTATACAAATAAAAATAGTACATATAATAAGAGAAATGAATTACTAACCAAAATCAAAAAAATACAAGAGGTGAAAGAATGAAAATAACAAGAAAGTATGAAATATTAAAATCAGTTTATGATGATGGTGAAACAGGAATGAATAGCGGAGACGAGGGAATTGATGAATATTGGAAATTGACGAGAGAGGGTTATTTAAGAAGTTTAGTTTCATTTGGATATGATTGGACTTTTAGAATAACTGGTACAGGAATAGCATTTGTAGAAGAAATAAATGAATTGAAAACGGAGGAATCAGAAAGCGAGATAAACGAATGAATATCGGTGAGCAATTAAGGAAAGGATTTGAAAGGAAATGGAAAGCAGAAATGAAACACAAATGGATAGGGGGTATCCCCATAAGGTCGGGAGCTAATCCAAGTGAAAAAGAGTATATAGAATATCTCGAAGTTCAAGTAGAAAGGATATTGGTGATGATTGAAAAATATAAACCTGATAGTTGCGCTGAATGCAGGTTGGGAGAAAAAAAATACAGTGGATTTGTTGAACATAGAGAATGCATATTGGCAAATTTATTATCAGAAATAATGAGGGGGTTAAAAATTAAATAATGGTGTATAGAATAAAAAGTTTTAAATTTGCCAGGAGCTCCAGTAAGCTGCATAACATACGACAAACTTATGATGGATATACATATGCTTCAAAACTAGAGGCAAAATATGCAATGGATTTGGATTTGAGATTAAAGGGAAATGACATTAAAGAATGGGAGCGACAAGTAAAAATTGAACTTGACGTAAACGGTGAGCATATTTGTAATTACTATATTGATTTTATTATTACTCATAATGATGGGATTTTGGAATATGTTGAAGTCAAGGGAATGGAGATGCCGGTATGGCGATTAAAATGGAGACTATTTCAGGCAATTTATAAAGATAAAATAGAAAAAGGAGAAATATTATGCACGATAGTAAAAAAGTAGAAAATAAAATTGAGGAAGAAAATATAAAATTCATATCTTGTAATTGTCCTCAATGCGGATTGACATTTACAGAAACCATTGATAAAAAACAAGAAGAATGTAAACACAATGAAATAACAAGACAACAAAGTGGATTATATTTATGCACCTGCGGGCAATTGTTTGAAATAAAA